TCAGTTATTGGAAAAAATCAAATATAAAAATTTTATTTTTAGATATAGCGGTGTTGATTTTGGAATGCCGGCAGATCAATTTGATGTGAAAAAATTTGTGCCAGGAGAATTTGATCCTTACGCAGGAATGTCAACATTAAAAAAATATAATCATAGTCTAGGTTGGTCACTGCCTATACACATGTATAACCAAGCTGATTTTAATCTTGTGGTAGAAACAGATATTGACTATGAGTATGGATTTTTTCCGACTGAAAAAATCCTCAAGTGCTTGATATCCGGAATTCCATTTGTACTAGTTGCCACTCCGTATTTTTTAAAATATCTTAAAGAGTTAGGATTCCATACCTACAATGATCTCTGGGATGAAAGTTATGATGACGAATTAGTCTATACCAAACGCATTGACAAAATAGTTGATCTATGTAATAATCTTGACTCATTTGATTGGCAAGCAAACCAATCAGCACTGGAGTTGATTGCGTTGAAAAATAAATGTAATTTCCTAAATCTAAATCGGGTCATTGATGCGCAATTCCAACAATTTGAACAAGCTATACTGGAGTTAGTAGGGGATACCAATGAAAACATTTGAAATTAATACCAATGGGCAGGTAACAGAATTCCTTGATCAATATCAAATTTGGAAAGACTATAATAATTTTTACAATCAAGATCCTGGAATTATTAACATACAAAAAAGTAAAACCGGCATACCTTGTTTCCACTACACAGATATAGACTCTATAAATCAGTGCAAGAATCCAATTGTAGCAATTGATTGTGTGTCCGAGGGCAAGCATTCAACTCCTCAATTTTATCAATACAACACAGACAAACACTATATTATATTTGCCAATGAATCTCATTTTAGTAAAACTGATCTTGATTTAAAAATAAACTACACCTGGATCATGCATTATCTTTTTTTATTTCTTATGGCTGACGTGTACAACTCTCCCTGGGAACTAAGTTTTTATCTTGACAAGGAATACAAATTCAACACCACTAAGCCAATGAGATTTGTTTCTACCACCGGCAATGTGCGAGCAGAACGAACCTATTTTAAAAATCAGTTACTAGAAAAAATCAAATATAAAAATTTTATTTTTAGATATAGCGGTGTTGATTTTGGAATGCCGGCAGATCAATTTGATGTGAAAAAATTTGTGCCAGGAGAATTTGATCCTTACACAGCAATATTAGAAAAAGAAAAATATAATTATCACACAGTGAGTCAGACACTGCCTATACACATGTATAACCAAGCTGATTTTAATCTTGTGGTAGAAACAGATATTGACTATGAGTATGGATTTTTTCCGACTGAAAAAGTATTCAAATGTCTAATCACCGGAATTCCATTTGTACTAGTTGCCACTCCGTATTTTTTAAAGTATCTTAAAGAGTTAGGATTCCATACCTACAGTCAGTTATGGGATGAAAGTTATGATGACGAATTAGTCTATACCAAACGCATTGACAAAATAGTTGATCTATGTAATAATCTTGACTCATTTGATTGGCAAGCAAATCAGTCGGCATTGGAGTTGATTGCACTGAAAAATAGATCTAATTTTCTAAATTTAAATTGGGTCATTGATGCTGAATTCCGACAATTTGAACAAGCTATATTGGAGTTAGTAGGATGATCAAAGGTTTGCAAGGTGACTCGTACATATTTGTTAGTGGTGGCGACACTGCGGTACCGTATGTGACACAAAACACACAAAATCCCATGCAAGGTATGATAAGGATCAACGGGAATCTCATGGAAGCATTTGATGGAACAAAATGGATGACCATGAATACCAGCTATGCAACAGTGATGCTTAAACCAGAATATGCCGTTGTGCTAGAATGGGCTGCAAAGAAGATGCAAAAAGAAAAAGAAATACAAGCATTAGCTGAAAAACATCCAGCAATTGCTGATCTAGTGGATGCAGTAGACAAAGCTGAAGAACAACTGCGAATGACAGCAGCATTGGTAAAAATATGAGTGCAGACATTGACATTGACATGCCCAATAGGGATGCTGTGCTGGCGTTGATACAGCACACAGTGGCACGGCAAAGCAACGGAAAGAAACATAACTCCGGCATCTATGTCACAGACATACCACGTGATCCTGTAATGAGATGTGCTGCTATAGATTATGAAACAGCTGAATCTCGTGGTTACTTTAAAATTGACTTGTTAAACATGAGTGTGTATCAGTTGATTAAAGATCCTGCACATTATGAACAGATGTTAGCAGCCACGCCACCTTGGGATAGATTGTGGAAGGATACTGAATGGGCTAAAAAATTAGTTCATATCGGCAACTATACTGATTTGTTGAAAACTATGCAGCCGGACAGTATACCCAGAATGGCAGCATTTATCAGTGTGATACGTCCAGGCAAGGCACACTTACAGAACCAGTCTTGGCTGGATGTTTTTAAATCGGTGTGGGACGGTGATCTCAGCAGAGGATACACATTCAAGAAAGCTCATGCTGTGGGATATGCAGCCCTGGTGGCATTACACATGAATCTAATAGATCTATGATAAAGCATTTATATGTAAATGGGTGTTCATTTGTTCGTGATAATAGTATTCCGTTAAACGAGCATTTTGTTAATCACATGGCACAAAGATTTGGCTGGACACACACCAATGCCGCTTGGCCAGGCAGTTGCAACCGTCGTATCATACGCAATACATTAAAACATTCCTTGGAGTTTGACAGCAGTACACAGGTTGTGGTAGGGTTATCTGTTATTGACAGAACGGAGATCAATGTGTATGATAATTGGGACCCAACTGATCCCAGAATGCCGGGCGAAGATTGGTTTCAAGGCATCAAAAGCACCAACACAGGAAATCAGTTTAGAGACTATCGTGAATCCTGGGTGAGAAATTTTAACTCATACGGAGAAGTTATTAATTTGGCAACAGATGTGTTGGCACTGACTTCGCATTTTAGGATCCGAAACATACCATATCTGATATATGCTCATCTTGACTTGTTTCCAAAGAAAGAAAAAAATCTTGTATCAGTGCTAGAGTCACATCCAGTATTTCAAGCATTGAGTCATGACCCGCAGGTTGTCAATTTGTTGCACGATAGTTTATACCAAAGATTACGCCCGGGGAATTGGACTTATGATCCATGGCCGCAAGGACATTTAAATCAAGCTGGACATGCTCATGCTGCAGATGTGATATCGGACCTACTCAATACGCCTAACCAGTGTAATTGATTTACGTTTGCCTTTTCGTCGGGCAATATCGTTTAAACTGCACACAGGACCGTGCAGTATTTCTAAATCTTTGTTCACAAAGGTTCTCAAGCAACTGCGGAATTCATCCCATTCACCGCGCAGAAATATGTTGATGGGTATGCTGCGATTTGATTCCCACCACCAGGTGTTGGCTAGATCAAGATATCTACGTTTTTGTTCTAGATCTTTTACATTTCCAAAGTCATAGATTGTGGTGATTATATCATCACGATTTTGTACAATGCCTACATATTCGTTGGTGGCATACATGCACAGCGTAATAAACGGATATTTGTCAGCAAGTTTTTGAAATAAGACTATGCCCATATTGTATTGGTTTGGATATTTATACCTCAAGACTTAAGGTAAATATCATTGGAGCACCATATGTATTCAACCCAGATTTATATCTATCAACAGATTCAGCGAGTGTTAGTCTTGGATACCACGGATGGTGATGTTTTTGACCGGAGGTGGAACCCTGTGTATGCTAAAAAATTAACCATCAACAAAGGTGTTGACAATGTGATTTTGTTTGAATTTATCAATCAAGATCAAAAACCCGTGAACATCACAGGATCAGAATTACGATTTAAATTGATCAACTTGGCTGGCACTGCACAGTTAATTGAAAAAGACATGGTCATAATCAATGCACAGTACGGACGTGCCAAAGTTACGTTAACGTCGGCAGAAACTTCTGAATTTCCACCAGACCCATCTAGCTATGCTATAGAAAGATTGTCTGGTAATTTAATTGAAGCAGTATTTGTAGATGCACAAGCACAAGCTCGTGGTGATGTAGATATTGTGGATAGTGTGAAGCCGGCGTTTGTGCCCAGCCACTTGGTAACTATTCCTACTATCTATGGCCCAGACGCATTTCTAGATCCAGTGTACAATGCCAACTATCCTGATTGGGCATTAAATCCTCCAGGGCCATACGGAAATGTTTATCAAGATCCGCAACGATTCAGCAGTCATGTTCCTACCAATGGAACCAGTCTAACCACATTCCAAATGGAAATGGATCACTATACTGGCAATGTCAAAGCACAAGGTGCTCAAACGTATGAATCGCCCTGGGTAGATGTTACCACACAGCAAAGCTATTACAATAAAACTGGTACAGACTACATCAATGTATTGGGATATCATCCTTTGCTCAGACTGGTATCTGACCAATGGCCCGGTACAGAACAAGTACAGTTGGCCACTGCCACTGCCACTGGTGCTAATGGAGTAATCACTGCAATCACTGTGACTGAATCAGGATATGGATATTTGGCACCACCACGTGTGAACATCATTGGATTGGGAGCCGGAGCAGTGGCCGAAGCGGAAATTGAAGGCAACAGTGTAAGTGTCATAAATGTTATTAATGGTGGACAAGGCTATGTGTTAGATCCACAGCGCGGCACGCAGATTGCTGCAATCAGCCTTAATCGTGGAGCCATTGTAAGCATACTAGTTAGATGAAATATAAAAAAATTGTAGGGTTTGGCGATTCCTGGATGTATGGTGATGAGTTGCTGGATCCAGATCTGGTTCTCAAAAATGCCGATGCACATTCATGTTGGACACAGAATGAAACATATCGAAATAATCATAACTTTCTAGGCCTGGTCGGTAAACATTACAATGTACCCGTTGAAAACTTTGGTATTCCAGGCGGGTCGATGCAAAGCTCAATTTGGACATTCCAGTGGTGGTTGGATCATGAACCCGATCCAGAAAACTGTTTGGTACTGGTAGGGCATACTGATTCTGACAGGCTTAGCTTTTACAATCCAGGTCATCGTAGTTATGGCAATGATGCTCCGTGGAACCGGTTCATTCATTCAACCTGGGTCGAATACGGTAGCAGTGTGATACCTGAAGAATTCAGAACAATGGTCAAACAACAACTGGTATTGACCAATTGCACTGAACTATCACGATTAAATTATCAACAAACCGTGATGTTTTTTGATGGGGTTGCTGCTAGACACAACATACCCATGATGCAATTTCATGTCATGCCCGGTGACTGCGAAATGAAAAACACACCCACAATAATCTGGCCCAACTTTGCAACTACACTTTGGTTCCGCGATCATCCAGATAACCAACGTCGCGAACTGATCAAGCCCGGTGGTCATCCCAACGAGATTGGGCATGTAATGATTGCTGAAAAGTTGATTTCTACCATAGACTCTGCTACAATGTAAGGATGCTAGACATCCTTGGGTACTTGCCTGCAAAACGAAAAATTACGCCGTCGGGCTGGACTAGTTTCAATGCAGTATGTTGCCAACACAACGGCAGTACACGAGACCATCGTAATCGTGGTGGGATCAAAACATCTGAACAAGGTTGGAGTTATCACTGCTTCAATTGCAACTACACCGCTAGCTTTATCCTTGGCCGTACATTAAGTTATAAGGCCCGCAGGCTCTTGAGTTGGATGGGTGTGCCCGATGCTGAAATTGATATGCTGAACTTAGAAAGTCTAAGGCATCGAGGCATATACGGTATTATTGATGATCGGCAACGTACATTTGATATTTTAGCAAATATCACGTTTGAAGAACAAGAATTGCCGCCATTGTGCGAGTTGTTGACCGAACAAAATCAATTTAGAGATTATCTACGACATCGACAAGTACCTGAAGATTATCCTGCGTTGATTTTTATGAATCATCAGAACCATCGCCCTGCGGTGATCATTCCATTTACACATCACGACCGTGTGGTAGGGCACACTGAACGATACTTAGATAACAGGAAACCCAAATATATCAGCAGTAGTCAACCGGGGTATGTGTTTGGTACAGACTTGCAACATGCGGATTGGACCAACACAATTGTGGTAGAGGGTGTGTTTGATGCACTGTGTATTGGGGGCCTTGCTGTGATGCACAGCACCATATCTGATCAGCAAGCACGATTGATTCGCAGCCTGGGCCGGGAGATTACAGTGGTGCCCGACCAAGATTCGGCAGGTATGGAACTGGTAGATCGTGCTGTGGAACTAGGATGGGCAGTAAGCATGCCACCTTGGCCCAATGATGTCAAAGATGTGAACGACAGTGTGGTTCGTTACGGACGCTTGGCAACCCTGCTAACTATATTTGAAAATCGTGAAACCAGCAGAATTAAAATAGAACTAAGGAAGAAAAATCTTGTTAAAAGAATACGGAATTGAAGTACAAAAGTTATTCTTGGAAATGATGTTGGAGGATGCACAGGGATATGTACGTGTGCAGAACATCTATAACCCAGAGAACTTTGATCGAAGTCTACGTCCAGCTGCTGCATTTCTCAAAGAGCACGGTGACAAATATAAAACATTGCCGGACCGCACACAGATATCGGCCACAACCGGAGTCAAACTACAACCAGTTCCAGAACTCAACGAAGGACATTTTGAATGGTTCATGACTGAGTTCGAAGCATTTACTCGACGTCAAGAATTAGAACGTGCAATTCTCAAAGCAGCAGACTTGTTGGAAAAGGGTGATTACGATCCTGTGGAAAAGTTGATCAAAGATGCTGTACAAATATCATTGACCAAGGACATGGGCACAGATTACTTTGCTGATCCCAAAGGACGTATTGAAAAGTATTTCAACAGTGGTGGACAAGTATCAACAGGATGGCCACAGATGGATCGATTGTTGTATGGTGGATTCAGTCGCGGTGAACTAAACATCTTTGCAGGTGGATCGGGCTCGGGCAAGAGTCTTGTGATGATGAACATAGCATTAAACTGGGTACAAACAGGACTAAGCGGAGTATACATTACTTTAGAACTCTCAGAAGAACTAACAAGTTTGAGAACTGACGCCATGCTTACCAACATGAGCACCAAGGACATTCGCAAAGATATTGACACAGCAGAACTCAAAGTCAAACTGGTAGCTAAAAAGTCCGGCAACTATCAAGTGAAAGGATTGCCTGCACAAAGCAATATCAATGACATTCGTGCGTATTTGAAAGAATATCAAATACAAACCGGCAAGCGAGTGGACTTTGTGATGATTGATTATTTGGATTTGTTGATGCCTGTGAGTGCAAAAGTAAGCCCGAATGATTTGTTTGTGAAAGACAAGTATGTGAGTGAAGAACTACGTAACTTGGCCAAAGAGCTAGGTGTGCTTATGGTAACAGCAAGTCAGTTGAATCGATCGGCGGTAGAAGAAGTAGAGTTTGATCACAGTCATATTTCAGGTGGTATCTCAAAGATCAACACAGCAGACAATGTGTTTGGTATCTTTACCAGTAGACAAATGAAAGAGCGTGGTAAGTATCAAATTCAGTGTATGAAGAGCCGTAGTTCAACAGGTGTAGGGCAAAAGATTGATCTTGAATACAACATTGACACCATGCGTATCACCGACGCTGGTGGAGACGATAATGAAAACTCATTCCGCAAACCCAGTTTGATGGATTCTATCAAAGCAAAAACATCAGTTACTCCAGCTGAATCTACCGGCGGGTGGGAACGACCACAACCCAAAGATGGGCATGACCCATTGGATCCAAAGATTTCTGCAGATGTGCAAAGTACCAAGCTCAAGCAGTTGTTGGGAAAGATCAAAACAACTTAAAACCAATAAATAAGTCAAAGGCCTTCTCCACATGCAAAAGCGTACTCGTAGTATTTTAGACGAACTGGACTCAATGTATATTGAGCGCGAACGTGATCTAGTGATAGAAAGCCGCGCCGTAAACATCATTGCCGGTGCGATTAACTTGCTGGAACAGATTGACGCTTCTTACACTCCAGACCAAGCAGACAATTTAACACGCAAATTACTCAATGCTATCCGTACTCGTGATACAGGAAAATTTGCCAGAACAGTGAGGCGCAGCAATGCAAATTAAAAAGCTACTTGAAGGTGGCAACGTATTTAAAAACAAATCTGGGGAATCTCTTACCCAACGCATTGATCAACGTGATATACCTGCCACAATACAATGGTTAGAACAAGTGACAGGATTGGATTTTACTTCTGATGTAGGTGATGATGGCATCCCCTTGCGTTGGTTGGGATCAACTGGTAAGAAACCCACATCGGGTGATCTAGACCTTGCTGTGGATCTCAGCCAAATAAGCAAAGAACAATTGGCCGGGATACTTACACAATTTGTGCAAAGTCAAGCACTAGATCCTAGAGAATGGGTTAAAAAGTCCGGTGAGGTGCACTTTCGTACGCCCATTGCCGGCGATACCAATCGTGGATTTGTACAGACTGACTTTATGTTCTTTCCTAACCTGGATTGGGGACAGTTTTATTATGGTGGCGGTGTAGATTCAGCATACAAAGGTATGAATCGCAATGTGCTAATGAGCAGCATAGCCAAACAACTGGGACTCAAAGTGGGTGCCAATGGCATGTTCTCTCGAGCCACAAATGAATTAGTTAGAGATGGTATGAATCCCGACTATGTGGCCACAGTGTTGCTTGGGCAAGGCGCCACACGTGAGAATCTAAAGAATGTAGAATCAATATATGCTGCATTGGCTTCCGATCCTGATCGCGACACCAAAGTAAAAGATTTCCGTGAATATCTAGCTGGTGAAGGGCTACAAGAACCTGATATGACCATGAAGGAAAGTGACACTAACTTTTTAGCTCGCCTGCGTGATAGAATTGTAAATCAAGGTATGATGCCGTTGATTGAAACTAAAAAAACATACCAGCTGTATGAACAAGAACCTGCGGCTGTGGGGGGCAAAGCCAAGGGCATTGAGCACCTGGAAGATTATATTTTCCGTAGTGGCAGTGCCGGAGTAGACAAGGCATTGGCCATAGCGGATGCGTTTTATGACAATTCCAAAACAGGTTCAGTAAAATGGGATGGAGTTCCTGCATTGGTATTTGGACGTAAACCCGACACAGGTGAGTTTGTGCTCACGGATGACGCAGGATTCACTGCCGCAGGATATGATGGGTTGTTTACCAGCCCGGATGCTATTGCCGACGATATGGCTCGTCGAGATGCCAATGCCACTGCTAAAGGCAACAAAGCCACTAGAGTCCAGACTTTATTGCCTACGTATGAAACGGTGTGGCCGTATCTTGAAGCTGCCACACCTACCAACTTCCGTGGGTATGTCAAAGGTGATTTGTTGTATACTGCAACACCCACAGTGGAAGCAGGCAATCTGGTATTCCAACCCAACACTGTGCAGTATCGTATTCCTGTAACCAGCAAACTGGGTCAACAAATTTCCAACAGTAACGTGGGGGTAGCAGTACATACCATGTATGCAGATGTAGATGCTCCTAAACAACCACTCAGCAGAGTTAAATTTAATCCTGTGGAAGGACTGCTGCTGATAGAACCCATCTATGCCAAACCTGTACCCAAGAATGATGCAATAGTCAAGCAGATTAAATTGTTGTTGCGTCAAAATCGAGCAGCACTGGATACTTTGTTTAATCCTGCAGAATTGCGGGCCATGAAGATTACTGATTTGGCCAAGTTAGCAATTGATTACATCAACAAGCGTGTGGATCCTAATCATGCTGCGTACACTGGAGATTTTGGTGATCTAGTTCCAGGATTCATGGCTTGGCTACAACAAACACAAACATCACAAAAAGTCAACAATATAGCACAATATCTGCGCAGTCCTACTAGCAACGAGCAAGCACTGGCTGCGTCGTTCCTGTTGTTTGAATTGTTGCACGATTTGAAGTTAGATTTGTTAGGGCAGTTGGATGCACAAGTGCCCGGCAATGAAGGATGGGTGTTTGCCACCCCTGCAGGCTATGGCAAAGCAGTGAATAGATTTGATTTCACTGCCAGAAACAAAGCACGAAACAACCCGCCAACTCGATGATTTTTTGCCAGATTCATAAATAAGTGTAGGGCAGAAACCCACTTTTTAGGAGATATTAAAATGGCAGGATTTACAAAAACAAACGGAACTACCCAACCGGTATTCCACATGGACACTGCGAACGGTAACGTTCAAGGTACATCAAACATCGCAGCAGGCGGTTCAGTTAACTTCCAAGGTCCCAAGCTGGACTTTTTCAGCTTGGTAGCTAATGGTTCTTTGACCACATCTGGCAACGTGAATGGTTACATCAACAACTTGATGCAAGCTATTCAGACCAAAGCCACCGTGGCCATGTATCAAGTTAGCCCAGCATCACCAACGATATTGAACTTGGCACTGTATCCAACAGGTGCTTACGATGCTGCATCATTGCTGGCCACTGCTAATACCAGTGCTACAGTGGCTTCGGGCGGTCAGAACATACAGTTAAGCAGCTCAGCTGGTAACGCTGTGTTTACTTCTAGCCCTAACGTAAACATCTAATCTACTAGGTAGAAAATCAAAGCCTTGGATTAATTTCCAAGGCTTTTTTTTGGCCGTAAATACCGTATGACCATGAGTATACAAATAACCACAGACTTTGATTGCAGACCTACTGGAGTCACCGGGCACTATCGAGAAAATCTACTGCCGTTCACAGATCAGCTGGGGCAATTGGTTACAAATATGACCACCTGGGTACGCAGTCGCAATCAACAACGCAATTGGGAGACTATTATGCAATTGATAAGTCTTTACACACAACCAGTTCGTGTTTCTCAAGTGCGTGTCAAGGATCAACGTTGGCAATTTGAATTTGACACAGATTTTGATGATGTGTTTGCCATCAATGATGATCCTGTGGGTAGACTACTGCAAGCATGTGATGGTGTACCAGTAATCAATTATGTTGAACAACAATTAACTACATTATTACATCCTGGAGTGAACATATGGTTCGACGCAATCAACCATAAATAACTCATGATAGACACTCACACCACTGATGTTGAAAAAAAGAGCCTTGAGGCACATGTAGAGCTTTGTGCCGAACGCTATCGACATTTAGAATTCCAACTGGAAGCAGCCAACTCCAGCATAGGTAGTTTAAAATCCATGGTAGTAGAAGTGCATGAAATGGTGCATGCAATGGCAGCTAAACGCAATGATCAATTGATAAACTGGGGCATAGGACTAATTGGATTCCTTGTGGCCACAGTGGGCTGGATGGTAACTCGCTATGTATTAATATGAAAACTAGTGAGAAACTGGCTGAATTGGCCGCCCAGGAATTGCCAAAACTCTTGGATAAAGTAATCATAGAGGATGGAAAAAAGTATCGTGTGTTTGGCAAATATACCATACATCCTGTAGCTGATGGATTTAGAGTGTTCCTCAGAGATGACAACATTGGTATTTTTTCAAATACCAAATCTGCATTGGCTTGGTGCATAGCCGACAATCAAAATCGTCTCAATCTGGCTAGACAAATACATGAACTTGATCAATCCGTGGTCAGAATGCGTAATGACATATACATCCGCCGTGGTATTGCTGATCGTGCATCTGGGCAAACTTGGGAAAATTTAATTAACAAAACAAATGCTAGGCAAGAGCAGAACTTGATCCTAGAAAAAGAACTAGCGAAATGTATAAATTTGGCTAAATACTGGCAACTACGAGGAAACTCAGATGAAACTAAACGAACTGGCCGTAACACGCCCTACCCGACAAATCGCTAAAGTATTCGAAAGTCATTTTGACCAACGTGTACAATTTGATTCGCTGAATCGCAAACAACTGCACAACATGTATCGTCAAGTGCGCGGCATGCTGGGCGAAGTGCGCAGCGGCCCTGCCCGCCACACTAGCGAAAAAAATCCTGCATATCTCAAGCTGATGATGATGGAACAAGCACTTGCTGAAAAGATCTATGAAGATGAAACTGCTGCTCCTGGTGGAACAGCACCTACTGCTGGTATGAATCCACAACAAGCTGCTGCTATGGCTGCTAAACAAAAAGTAGATGACAAAGCACGAGCAACAAAAGAACTTGAAGATCTCAAAAAACAAGTGACTGATAAGCAGAACGAACTCAACAGTCTCAATACCAGCGCCACAGTGCAAGAATGGCGTCGTCGTGCTCAAGCCGGTGGTTACTATCTCAGCGAAGGCGAAGTACAACAAGCCCAAGTAGTATTGGCCGCACAAGACATGGTTGACAAAATGCAAGACATGATTGAAGACAGCACCGAGATGCAATTCAAAGAATTGCCAGCACTGGTTGATTCAATCAAGAATCAAATTGGTCCAGACCAAGCAGCTCAATTCAACAATGATGCACAAGCAGCACTCAGTGGCCTGGTACAGAACTTGCAAGGCAGCAAACAACAGCTAGAGCAGGCTCTTGGTGTAGTTACCGGACAAGCACCTACTCCTGGTGCTGATATGGGTATGACTCCCCCGGGCGGCGATCAAGGGTTAGCTGGACCTCCTCCGGGTGCCGAACTTCCTCCTGAAGAACCAGCAATTGGTGGTCCAGCAGCAGCACTGGGCCGTGAGCGTAGATAATGAGAATCAATGAAGTAGAAGCAGACGCTACCGCAGACAAACTCATGGCCTTGGCCAAGTTTGCTGTGGGCAGAGCACAGGATACTTCTGCCAAAATGCAAATGCCAGTACAGGCATTTATCAATCGAGCACAAAGTATGGGTATAGACATTACTCCAGACACTTTGCAAACTCTAGTTGGGCAACCACCACTTAGTGGCCTGATTGAGCCTATGAATCCCAATGCTACAGAATTAACATTCAAAGGTGGCGACAAGCCCGGACCAGTCACTATGCCAGTCAATCAAGCCCAGGACATTGTGGCAGCAGCAGCACAATCTGCGCTGAAAAAAGACCGCGGTATCTAATCCATTGCAATTGACATGCTGGAGTAAATACCTTACAATATAGTAAGGAACATATTATGGCATATTCAAATCAAGTAATCGATCATTATGAAAACCCCCGCAATGTAGGGTCGTTTGCCAAGGACGACACAGACATTGGAACAGGTATGGTAGGAGCACCTGCCTGCGGAGATGTGATGAAACTACAAATCAAAGTACAAGATGGAATCATCACCGACGCAAGATTCAAAACATATGGATGCGGCAGTGCTATTGCTTCAAGTAGTTTGGTAACTGAATGGGTCAAGGGCAAAACTCTAGATCAAGCAGCAGCTCTCAAGAATTCAGAAATTGCCGAACATCTGGCATTGCCTCCTGTGAAGATACATTGTAGCATATTGGCCGAAGATGCCATAAAGGCAGCGGTAATCGATTACAAAAGCAAGCATTAAATGATTCCAAATAGTACAACATTTGACTATATTTCTGAGTTTGATAAATGGTCAATGGATAACCAACATCTATGTGTAATACCATATTCTAATTTGGGTGTTTATTTTGGTGCAACAAAACGAGATCCTTGTTGTTGGTATAGGTCAGATCAAAGTGATAATCCTATTGCCGAGGTAAAGAAAAATATTGAATCAGGACAGATTGATAAAAATTGTCAGTTATGTCATACACAAGAAGCTAACAATCAATTTAGCGGTCGACAACGGGGGTTGGCTCAATTGAATCCGCACGAGTTGCCTAAATTTTTAGCAACTAAAAAAATTGATACTTTTTTTATGTTTGTTACATTTAGCAATAAATGTAACATGGCATGTAGGATATGCAATAGTGATACCAGCAGTCTATATGATTCTATATGGAACAACAATAAAAATGAACCCAAATCCATCAGCGATGACCCAACGTATTTTGAAATGGTAAAATCTGACATAAGAAAAACCATTGATCAGTATACATTTTTCAAACTAATCATCATGGGTGGTGAAGGAACTGTTCAATCGGACCTGTACATGCTGACCAACTGGTTACAAGAAGAAAATCTCAGTAGCAAGATTGATTTGCAAATAGGCACCAATGGATCTGTTTTTCTTGAAGAGACTTTCAGCAGTTGGTGCAATAATTTTAAAAGTTTAACGTTTGCCATAAGTGTTGATTCAACTGATGAAGATAATTTTGTATATGTGAGATATCCAGTAAAATTTGAAAAAATACATAATAATTTACAAAAATTTAAATTGTTAACAGAAACACATTCAAATGTTGATTTTGATATCCGCCCAACTTTTTACATTAATAACATAGCATATCTTAAAGAATTTTTAGATTATTTTGAAAAGTTTACGATATTAGATCGTAACATTAGGATATTTGACAATACGTTGTCACGATGTGATCATTTATCATTGTTGGCATTACCATTGTATTTGCGTAAAAAATTAAGTGAACAGATTCAAGAGATATTGTCACATGAATATGCCTTATTCATTCAAAATCCGATATTTAAAAAAAGCATACATTCATTCTTAGTCCAATTAACTAGCAATGATTTTTCTGAGACCAATTGGGCCACTTATATGTCAACCACTGCAAGATGGGACAAACTAACCAACACCAATCTCAGTGTCAACAATAAAAAATTCTGGGACCTGCTGTGTGAAGAAGATAAAAACTCTTATTATCGGCATATCAAATGATAAAACTAACTGAAACTGCTGCTCGAAAAATAACTCAAACTATTCAACGTCGTGGGCATGGCATTGGTATTCGTGTAGGAGTCAAAACAACCGGTTGCTCTGGGCTTGCTTATGTGTTAGAATACGTAGATGCTGAACAACCGGAAGATATTTGTATCGACTGCAATAACTGTAAATTATTTGTTGATCCCAAAAGCTGTGCATATCTACAAGGATTAGAAGTGGATTACGCAAGACAAGGACTCAACGAAGGATTTCAATTCAACAATCCCAATGAACGTGACCGCTGCGGTTGCGGAGAAAGTTTTAGAGTTTAATTTGTACAACCCAAAATTTAATTACCAACCCATTCCTCGAATCACTATAGAAGGCAAACGATTCTATTCCACACCGGACGGCAACAACTTACCATCTGTAACCACCATACTTGATAAAACCAAAAGTGAAGAAAGCAAAGCAGCACTGCATAATTGGCGACGTGCAGTGGGAGCGGAAAAAGCACAACAAATAACCACCGAAGCTGCCAATCGCGGCACACGTATGCACACTTATCTTGAAGATTATGTGAAAAAAGGCTCAATCAAAGAACGTGGCACAAATCCGTTTAGCTGGAGCAGTCACGAAATGGCCAAGACTGTGATACGTGATGGATTGAAGCATGTGAACGAGTTCTGGGGCATAGAGGTTCCGCTATACTTTCCCAAGATCTATGCAGGCACAACTGATGGTGCTGGATTACACCTAAATGAGGAAGCCATCCTGGATTACAAACAATCCAACAAGCCTAAAAAGCGTGAGTGGATTGATGATTACTTTGTTCAACTGTGTGCTTATGCAGAAGCACATAACGAATTGCACGGTACAAAAATACGCAAAGGTGTAATTCTAATGTGTGTCAAACCCGATCTTGACGCTGATCATAATATTATCACCCCACCACAATATCAAGAATTTATACTTGAAGGTACAGAATATGATCATTATTGTGATCTGTGGTGGCGCAAAGTAGAAGAATACTACACCAAGTACATTTAGTTGCCTGATGGATTCTGCATAAATACAGCACAGGATTAGGATTCATATGGCAATTGTACAAGTTAGTCGCATCACAAATCGCAAAGGTCTGGCAGAAAACCTACCGCAATTGGCTGGCGCCGAATTAGGCTGGGCAATTGATGAACGCCGATTATACATTGGCAATGGTACCTTGCAAGATGGTGCCCCGGTAATAGGCAATACAGAAATTCTCACTGAATTTTCTACCATCACCCTGCAACAAGGTACCTATGTACGTGAAAACGGGGTACAACGCACATTATTGGATAACACAGCTAGCCAGGTCATTTCAACTTTTGATGCTGCTGTGATCAGAGCAGTGCAGATCAACTATACCATAACCAGAGGAGTCAACACCAGAACTGGTTTATATACCATTGTTGCAGGAACAGATTCTTCAGGCACTGGGTTGACCGGAAATGATACTGGTTATCAAAACGCATCAACTGGTGTAACATTTAGTCAGACTGAAACATCAAACATTGTGAGTTGGCTAGCGTCAACCACTAGCACCGGCACAAATGCCACTATAAGTTATTCAATAACAAGACTTGATTGATGTGGTGTTCAACCTTTGAACAACGCCTTGCGGCGTGGAACTCATTGCGTGATCGTGTTCGCAATCAGCCCAAACCGAATGCCTTGGCAGAGATCAACGCCTGGTGGCAACAAACTCCTTGGCGTGCTTATCATTTACACTGGGATGATCGATCTGATTGGCCAGATCCATGGCAACTGCTGAGCGACAACATCTATTGTGATCTTGCTCGCGGGCTGGGAATCCTGTATACTGTCACTGTGTTAGATCGTGATGATCTTCAGGATGCTGTGCTGGTAGACTCAGATCAGGGCAATTTAGTCCTGGTAGAGGATGGAAAATATATATTGAATTGGGATCAGTCTATAGGGTTAAATATCAACCTACAGCACAACAAACATCAAATCGCACAGCGCGATGTAAAACAACAACTATATTGAGTATATGACGACACAAATCACAGTTATTAAACGTAACGGAAGAAAAGAACAATTAAGCCTAGAAAAGTGGCAAACCCAAATTGCCAAAGTATGTTCAGGCATAGCAGATGTAAGCCAAAGCATGGTGGAGATCAAAGCCCAGATGCACTTTTATGATGGCATCACTACCAAAGAGATCGACGGCGTTACGCTCCGAGCCATTGTGGATCTAATTGATATTGAACACAATCCGGATGTTGGTCATACCAACTATCAATATGTAGCAGGCAAGCAACGTCTCAGCATGTTGCGCAAAGACGTATATGGATCTTATGAGGTTCCCCACCTGTATGAGATTGTGAAGAAAAACGTATCCACAGGCTTGTACACCCCGGAACTGTTGGAATGGTACGACGAAGCCGACTGGAATCGCATGCATGACATGATAGATCATTCCAAGGACGAACAATACGGCTATGCTGCTATTGAGCAGTTGATTGAAAAGTATCTAGTAAAGAATCGTGCCACAAAGGAAACTTATGAAACTCCCCAAGTTCGTTACATGGTTGCAGCAGCCACAGTTTTTCACTCGGAAGAACCCAACACAGCCCGAATGCGATACATCAAAGAATACTACAATGCTGCTAGTGATGGTCTTTTTACATTGGCTACCCCTGTGTTGGCTGGCTTGGGAACTCCGACCAAGCAATTCAGTAGTTGTGTACTTATTCGCAGTGACGATGATTTGGACAGTATCTTTGCTAGTGGAGAAATGATGGCCAAGTATGCCAGCAAACGTGCTGGCATTGGATTAGAGATTGGCCGACTGCGACCATTGGGATCACCCATACGTGGAGGCGAAATCATGCACACTGGCATGATACCTTTTTTAAAGAAGTGGTTTGGCGACCTTAGAAGTTGCTCACAAGGAGGAATCCGCAATGCAAGTGCTTCTGTATTTTATCCTATTTGGCATCATCAGTTTGATGACCTTATTGTTCTTAAAAACAACCAAGGCACAGAAGAAACCCGTGTTAGACACATGGACTATGGTGTGGTTCTATCCGCATTTTTCTGGCGCAGATTCAAGAACAAAGAGAACATAACATTCTTTGATCCCAATGAAGTCCCGGACTTGTATGAAGCGTTCTACAAGAATACAGAACTATTTGAAGAACTTTATGTGAAGTATGAAAAACAAAAAGGTCTACGCAAAAAGACCATGAGTGCCGAAGAGGTATTCAAATCGGGCATACTAAAAGAACGCACCGACACCGGACGTATCTACTTGGTATTCATTGACAACGTGATGAAACAAGGACCATTTGATCCTGAATATCATACCATTTACCAGAGTAACTTATGCTGTGAAATCTTATTACCTACTCGCTCTTTTAAGCGCCTGGATGATAGTAACGGGCGTATCGCTTTATGCACATTGGGATCGCTCAACTGGGGTGCCTTCCGTAATCCAGAAGATATTAGACGTGCTGCCCGTATTTTGCATCGCAGTCTTAACAATATTCTTGATTATCAGGACTTTTTATCTATACAGTCTAAACTAAGCAATGATGAAATTAGACCACTGGGTATTGGTATCACCAATCTTGCATACTGGCATGCAAAAAGAGGACTAAAATACGGTGAGAAGGATAGCCTAGCTGAAGTCAAAACTTGGATGGAACACATGGCATTCTATCTCACCGAAGCCAGTGTTGAGCTGGCACAAGAGCGCGGCGCTTGTTTGGGCAGTGCACACACACGGTATGGCAAAGGAACATTTCCCTGGGAACTACGTGCAACAGGTGTGAACGAACTCACAGACTTTGTGCCTGAGTTAGATTGGGAAACCCTGCGTTCTAATATGAAAACACACGGAGTTCGAAATGCCACACAGATGGCAATTGCACCAGTGGAATCTAGCAGTGTGGTAATCAATTCAACCAATGGTATTGAAATGCCAATGAGTTTGATCAGTGTTAAAGAATCCAAAGCTGGCAGTTTTGTGCAGGTAGTTCCTGAATATCATAAACTTAGAAATAAATACCAATTGATGTGGGAACAGAAAGATTGTGAGAGTTACCTTAAAACAGCCGCGGTGATTGCAGCGTATGTAGATCAAAGTATTAGCACTAATACGTTCTACAATCCTGCACACTGGGAAGATCGTAAAGTACCTGTCACATTGATATCAAAGAATCTCATGCAATCACATGCGTGGGGATTGAAGACCTTTTACTACAGCTTGATCAACAAAGCAGGTAGTAAAGCAACAGCAGAAGATGCTCCCACAATGTTGGAACCAATCAACTTTGATAATGAAGAAGATTGTGAATCGTGTAAACTTTAAAGGAAAAAAAATGACTGTAACACAAATTTGGATATACACATGGCCGGAAGGGACCACACCAATTACATTTCAAGATTGGATTGGCACCTTATCACAAGCAGAACAAGATGAATATGCTCTAGCTCAAGCTAGACAACTTGCATTTAGGCAACAAGTTATAGATGAAGGAGTATTAGAACTATCTCCTATCAACTCCGAAGGTACTGACATTGGATATACCTGGATAAATCAAGAGGCTTTAGATATAGGCAAACCAAATGATCCCACCTGGTATGTATATTGGAATAGATGGATCAATGAAACTGGTGTACAAGTTACTGTCGATGTGTCTGAGATCTAAGTCAAAAAACAAGATTGAAAATGGTGTAAACTTTAAAGGAAAAAACGCATGAAAAAATTGCTAGTTATATTAAGCATATTGGTATTGGCGGCTTGCAATAAAGCACCTGCTCCTACTGCAACAGCAAACACATTTACTCCTTCGTTTGTAGTAGACTACAACAAGTGTGGAACTGATCCGGTCATCTCTGGAAACTCGGTCACCTTTGGTGAAGGAACAAACTGTGAAGCAGGAAGACTTGTATCACAACACGGATATGTAAACATCAGCCAAATCACAGCAACTATTGATTTGTCAAAACTTGCACAGAACTATGTTAATGCCAGTTTCTATATGATATCAAATCCAGTTCAGCCTGGCGTTCAACCAAAAGGCACCAACTATTGTGATGCAGGTGGAAATAACAATCAATGGAACTGCCAAGAGATTGATTTCTTAGAAACCAATGGCAACAAGATTACACAATCTACTGTGCATTTGGGAACAGGTGGGTCTGGTGCTCCACAACGATTTGAGTATGCATTTGCAGAAACTGCCAACAACAGTTGCTTTAACTATTCGTCAATGACCAGTTCAACCACTGCTACCAACGGGTTGCATAACATGGTTGGTGTTATCGACATGACCCGACCATTTGATATGGTAACCAATTTCACATACGGAACAACTCCTACCATGACAGTGACTTATTCACAAGATGGCAAGAGCGTGGTAGTATATAATAGTTTGATTGGCACAGGTGCAGAAGGTAGTGGTACTGTGGATATGACTGCATTGGTCACTAGTATGAAAAATGGTTACTGGTTGAATCTAGCATTTTGGCAAGGTTACAGCCCAACAGGACCTGGTTCTGCACCATGGTGGAACAACAGTTGTGCATGGGGTGCATTGTGCAACAGCACAGGATCATACTGGAGCATTAGCAATATTCAAGTCACCGCCGACAGCATTATACAATGAGCCAAGCACAATACAACCTAACCACAAAAACAGATTACTTGAATCGTAAGATGTTTCTGGATCCAGCAGGTCCGGTTACTGTCCAACGTTTTGAAGAAGTCAAGTATAAAAAGATTGCAGACTTTGAAGCCACTGCACGTGGATTCTTTTGGCAACCTGAAGAGATCAGTCTCAGCAAAGATGCCAATGACTTCAAGGATGCCAGCGATGCAGTCAAGCATATCTTTACCAGCAATCTGCTGCGTCAAACAGCTCTGGATAGTTTGCAAGGTCGTGGGCCTACACAAGTATTCACTCCAGTATGCAGCCTGCCAGAAGTGGAAGCATTGATGTACAACTGGGGATTCTTTGAAACAAATATTCATTCAAAGAGTTACAGTCACATCATCCGTAATATCTACAACGTGCCTAAAGATGTTTTCAATACCATTCATGACACAGCTGAAATCGTAGACATGGCTTCTAGCGTAGGCCAGTATTATGATAAACTTCACGAACTCAATTGTTTCAAAGAGATCAGTCCAAAAACCGTCAATGAGAAACAACATATCAAGGCAATCTGGATGGCATTGCATGCCAGCTATGCACTAGAAGCATTCCGGTTCATGGTTTCGTTTGCCACAAGCCTTGCCATGGTTGAGAACAAAATCTTCATTGGCAATGGCAACATCATTGGGTTGATTCTTCAAGACGAGCTGTTGCACAAAGGATGGACTGCCTATCTTATCAACCAGGTTATCAAAGAAGACAACCGTTTTGCTGACATTAAAGTAGAGTGTGAACAGGAAGTATATGCCTTGTACCAGGATGTGATTCGTGAAGAAAAAGCCTGGGCTGATTACTTGTTTAAAATGGGCCCGGTGATTGGACTCAATGCCAACATTCTCAAAGACTTTGTGGATTACACAGCAGTTGGTGCGCTCAAAGATATTGGCATCAAATATCAAGCAGCGGCACCGCGTAGCACTCCTATCCCTTGGTTTAACAAGCATTCAGACACGTCGAAGAAACAAACTGCACTGCAAGAGAACGAATCAACTAACTATGTTATTGGAGTCATGAGCGAAAGCCTGGACTACGATCAACTACCTAATCTATAAAGGAACACCATGAACGCTACAGCCATAGTATGGTCAAAAGACAATTGCACATTCTGCGACCAAGCCAAGGCTCTATTGGAGCAGCGGAACATTGCATATGAAGAACGAAAAATTGGGCACGGATACAGTCGAGAAGACTTGTTGGAAGCAGTGCCCACAGCAAGAACAGTACCACAGATTTTTGTGAACAACAATCACGTTGGCGGATTCACAGAGCTGAGAAAATACATTGAAGAAACCGCCGGCGGATATGGAGATTAAATGTTAATAGACAAAGGCGTTAGCGCAGGCGAAGTGGTCACACTCAAGCTCACATCAGGTGAGGAATTGGTAGCAAGACTCAATGAAGAAACTGCCACACATTACAAACTATCAAAACCCATGGTGATTGCTATGGGGGCTAAAGGTCCTGGACTCATGCCATACTTGTTTACAGTGGCACCGGACAAGGATATTTCATTGAACAAAAGCACCGTGACTGTGGCAGTGGCCAGCGACAAAACGTTTGCTGACCAATACATGCAAAGCACAACCAACATACAATTGATCTGATTTTTGCTCCTATAAATACATTATGGGACATAGATTTGTAATCATGCGGCATGATGAGATTGAAGTGTATGATTGCTATGACGATATCCCCGATGACCTAGACCATGTGATAGAATTTGTTCCGGAAATACCTCCGGAGCCGCATACTAAACAGCAGCACCAAGAGATAGATGCTTGGCTAGGTCTCTTTAATAGACTCATGGAGAAAGCATATGCGACCAGTGGCAAGATTGGGTGATCAAGGAGTTCCTCATTGCAGTGGATTTACCATTGCACAGGGCAGTGCTACAGTATTTGTGAATTCAAAACCTGCAGCCAGAGTTGGGGATCAGAGCACTCCTCATCTACGCCCTGGTAACCCGTGCCCTGCACATGTTGCTCCTATTTCTAGTGGAAGTTCTAGTGTGTTTGTTGATGGCATTGCGTTGGCAAGAGTGGGCGATGGACTGGCTGGTTGTACCGCAGTGGCCACAGGCAGTTCAGATGTATTTGCAGGATAACACATGGCCACTGGTATATTAACTCCTTTACAAATGATTGCCGGTGCTGCACTGAGCAGCAATAGCGGTGTCAGAATTGCCAACACCTGGACTGCCGCAGTCAATTCATATACTGGTACAACATTACTCACACCATTCTTTGCTGCTGTGGCCAACTCATCAGCAGCCAATATCAGTGCTAATACATTGACCAGTATGTTTACATTTTGTGCCAGTACTGTGCCGGCACTGGCTGACAATACTCCTGCGGCATACAGCGGACTTGGAACAAATATTTCTACTGGATTTACTGGAATAGTAACCACTCGAGGCAACAGTTATCTTGGCAATGGCAACAACACTGTATTTGCACAAGTATTCCCAGCAGCACAGGGATATGTGGTTGCCACAAATAGTTATATCAACAGCAGTATCAATAGTCAAACTTATTTGGGATCAACATTCACCAGCATGAATAGTTTGATCACTGGCAATCTCAGCGATGCCACATTGGCCATGCGATCATTTGGTACAGATCTAACTGCATTGGGACAAATGATTGATCTTGACAATCTTGGTAACTTTGGATCACCTGCTGCATTGCTACGTCGATTGGCCACACTGACCAATATCACTCCTGGAGTGAGCAACGCATTAACACAAGCCGGGATCAATCAAGCCAACATCAACGACATAGTAGATCCAAATGTCAATGTTGCTGATAATTTACAACGACTGGCTTACTTGGGCATGCTAAATGTCACAGGTACAGATCTAGAGCAAGTGTTGGCAGTATTTGGCGTAAAAACGCCTAACATAAACACCATGGCTGATTTGTTAAATCCTGTGAAGATTTTCCCCAACAGTTATCCCAGTCTCACAGTGAGAACTTACAGTCAAGATACATCAAGTGTATTGCGAGCAATTTACGATAACAATCAAGCAACTGTAAATTCAAAACTGTTGATTTATTTGCCACAATATATTTTGGTCACTGGCAGCAGCGATATGATCACATATCAACGACTGAGTTTGATTGTACCACCAGACCAAGCATTAGCGTCCAAGGCTATTCAAGTCAGCTTGCAACAGATCAAGAACATCAATAACATGAGTTTGACACAGTTGGCCGCAGCGTTCACCAACATGCAGACCACTCGAGATCTTGATCTCATCAGTTCGTTGCCGGAAGCAGTACCTGCATCTGTAGCAGCATTTTATTCCAGTACATATGCAACTGGATCAGGTCCCAATGGAACATTGGTCATAACAGATCTGTTGGGAGCAGCAGTGGGAGTACCATTTACCAGTGACCTTACCAATGTTACTACCACAATCAACAGCATGACTTCAGATGGAATATTGACCACATTGACCGGCACTTATGTGAGAATGGAAAACACAGTGAACGGTGTTTACACTGATCTTTCTGGAAATGTTGTTATCCCACCCGGCCCAGGCCAAGGCACGTATGGCAATGCAGATGCTGCATTGAATGCATTGATCAGCAACGCAGCAGTGCAAGTGGCCAGTATTGAAAGTTCTTATCCCACACAGTCCGGCGTGCTGAACAGCAATTTCATTGCCATGGCTGCTAATCTCAGTTCAGAACTTACCAATCTATCATTGGCCAGCATAGACATAGCCAATTTGTCAACAACCGGTCGTGGTCCTGTCATGAGCTTTGTACAGAGCCTGCCCGATTATGGAATCAACACGGAACAAAACGGTCCAACTCAGTTTCTTGAATCAGTAGCTGATCTCAACACACAAGGTGGGCAAGCCATAGTGGCCTGTTTGAGAGAAGGTAAAAATGTATCGGCGCTGGATGCCTCTGGTGCTGGACAAGACACAGTGATTCCCAGCACACCCAGTTCGGTTCCTCCACGTGCAAACTTGATTCCGAGCACATACACCGACGCAGAAGCAGCCAATTTAGTTGTAAAATAGCAGTTATAGTGCTATACTAGCTAAGTAAGAATGTGCCTTTTGGTACATAACAACAATTTTTTAAAAGGAAAACTTCATGAAGAAATATGCTTTACTACTGGCCCTGGCATTGGCCGCAGGTTTTGTTCAGGCACAAACCACCCCTCAAGTCAGCGTCTATGGCAAAGTGCGTGAGTATCAAGAATCTTATACCTTGGGTACTGCTAATGCATTGACACGTTTGACCAATGATTCCAGTCGCCTGGGCGTTAAAGCCACAGCCGATGTTGGCAACGGTATCGCTGCCAGTGCTGTGATTGAAACTGGTGTTGCCCTGGACGCACCCAGTGCCACCACACTTGGTGATCGCATTTCAGTGTTCAGCTTGAGCAACAGCATGGGATCACTGGGTGTGGGACGCGACAAGCACTCAGTAACTCGTGTGTTGGATAACTTTGACGCATTGGAAAATGCTTATGGTACTACCGTATCTGCTATCCACAGCGCACAAGGTAGCCGTTTACAAAACGCAGTGTTCTTGAGCACAGCAACAGTGGCCGGATTCAAAGGCAACTATGTGATGGCCAACAGCGAAACCGCTGGTGTGACCAATGTACAAACGGCCAGCATTGATTATGCAGCAGGTCCATTGTCTGCCACCCTGGCACGTTACGACAGCAGCACAAACAGCGCAAGCACCATCCTTGGTGCCAAGTATACCGTGGCTGCTACAGGTACCACAGTGTTTGGTATCTACAGCGATGACACAGTGTCTGGTGCAAGCACCACAGGCAAGAGCGTGGGTGTTCGTCAACCCGTTAACTCACAACTTGCACTATTAGGCAGCTACGGTGAAACCAATACTGGTGTAACTGCCAAGGCTGTTGGTGTAGCGTATGCCATGAGCAAGGCACTTACTGTGCATGGACGTTGGAGTTTTGTTGACACAGCCGCTGACGTTACACAATATGGCGTTGGTGTTGAATACAACTTCTAATTGAGTCAACTTAATTTTGCGATATTTTGTCGCAAAATACCCACAAAAACCCTGCCCTGTGCAGGGTTTTTTGTTGTAAAAACCCCACAATTATCGTGGTTGACCAGAATTACAAGATCGGTTATAATACATACATCGCAACAAGGAGTGTTTATGTTCGCTACCCAAACTCGTAAGACTGTGCAACTGAATTCGGTACAACAAACTCAGGTAGAAGCACTGAGTTCTGTATTAGGTAAACTGAGCAACAGCGATGGCAACTTTGCTTCCAGTTTGATCCAGAACTTCTATCGTTATGGTACCTTGTCTCCCAAACAGCTGACCTGGGTTGATACTTTGACCCAACGTGCCACGCAGTCCGCACCTGTTGCGCAGATCCAAGTGAATTTTCAAAAGATCCAAGATCTGTTTGATCTGGCTGCTAAGAAACTGCGCCGTGTCAAAGTCAAATTGCAAACCGCACAAGGACAGCCAGTGGCGTTTGCCCGTGCAGGGGCTAACAGCAAATACGCGGGTCAGATTCTGATCACTGACGGCGGACCGTTTGGTAACAACAAGTTCTTTGGACGTGTGGATGTTACTGGCGAGTTCTTTGCCACCCGCAGTGCCACACAAGAAGTGTGTGACCTGGTAAAAGAGTTTGCAGATGACCCATCCGCAACCGCAGGACGTTACGGACGTCTCACTGGTGGTTGCAGTTTTTGCAATCACGGGTTGAAAGACAACCGTTCTGTGCAAGTTGGATACGGTCCGGTATGCGCTCGCAACTTTGGTCTAGTATGGGGTTGACCGGAATTGAGTTTTCGGTTATAATACATACATCGCAACAAGGAACACACTATGCAAGCACTAGTTAATATTGAAAGCATCCATAACACCGCAACAGCCGCAGCCCGTAAGACCACTGAAGACTTCCTGGCCAAACACGGTGATCGAGATGCTTGCGGATTTGCTTGGGTCACGGTCTACGAAAAAGGTTCTACCAAGTTGGGCCGTGCGCTGAAGGCCGTGGGCTTTAAGCCAGCATATGGTGGTGGCCTTCAACTGTGGAACCCATCAGGCAGTTGGACCCAATGCATCACCGCCAAGGAAGAAGGTGCCCGCGCCTACGCTGATGTGCTACGCAAATTTGGTATCGAGAAGGCCTATGCAGGAAGCCGGGTAGACTAAGTATTGGTTGACTGGTATTTCCCAAACTACTATAATATATACATGAACACAAAGGAGCATACAATGGCATACGATGATTGGCAAGCATCAGCAAAGATTGAAGACATGATTGGCCGGGTATTCACTCGCGTGACGGGTGGAGTGGGCTACCGTGAGATGGTGTTTGAGAACGCAACCGAACGCTTTGTGTTCTTCCACTCACAGGATTGTTGCGAGTCCGTGGACATCAATGACATCGTTGGTGATCTCGAGGACTTGGTAGGCGAACCCTTGTTGATTGCTGAGCAAGTTTCAGGTGCTGCTGAGCCAGATGTAGAGCACTACGAGAGCTATACCTATACCTTCTACAAGTTCGCTACCCGCAAGGGCTATGTGGATGTTCGTTGGTTGGGTGAGTCCAACGGTTACTACAGTGAAGGTGTAAGCCTGGGACGCGAGCTGGTTGACTGATATTGAGTTTTCGGTTATAATACATTTTTAATTTAACTTAGGAGTTTTTATGTCTTACACTTTCGCTGGTACTTCTGTTCTCAAAGGTGTTCTCAAAGTTCGTTTTGCCAACTCTGAGGCTCGTGCCAAACAACTGGCCAAACTGGGTGACACCGATGTGAATATTGTGCCGCTGCCGTCTACCATGGACAAGGCAGGTGCCGTGGCTTATCTGTTGGGGCTAGCAGGTTTTGCCGACACTAATGCTGTGCGTGAAGCACTGCAAGCAGAAGTGGCAGTGAAGACTCGTCCTGTCAAGGCTGCTAAACCTGCCAAGCAGAAAGTTTCCAAGACTGTCACAGTCAAGGCCCGTCCTACTATGGATTCCATACGTGCCAAAGCAGCACGGGCTCGTGCCGCAGCAGCCGAAGTGACGGTAACCGAAGCTGAAGTTGACAGCCTGATGATGGCTGTGTTTGGTACCAAATAATCAACGTCCACAGGGCAGGTGCAATGCCTGCCCGCTCCTAATATGTTTATCAAACGCGACATCATTCAGGCAGTGCGCGAGCTGATGGACAGACATTTCACAGTGTCAGATATGGCAGCTAAACTCAATATCAGTATGGAAATGGTGCAACTTGCACTGGATACTATTAACAATTTGCTCACGTAGGAATAGTCATGGCAGGATGGAATACAATTCGTCAGATTCGCACACTAGAAGCACAAGCAGATAAACTTGGAATGCAGTTTGCCGCATACAAGTATGATAATGAGTTTGGTAGCAATGTAGCATTGATTCCCAAGGATAACGATGCTCTACCTATCTATATCCGTGATGCGCAATTGTTTTCGGGCACGTTGGAAGGTGCTGAGTATTTCATGCGAGGTGTTGAGTGGGCACGTGATTATGATCGCATGGTTATTGATAGGAAGATGGATGAAAAGCGTGAACGCAAAGAACAAGATGAACGCAATCGTATTCTACTGCGCACACTCAAAGATGGCGTAATGCCTAACCTAGTACAGACCTAACATGGCCAAGTTTACATTTTACTGCCGAGTAGATAGAGAAAATCCTGCTGCAGGAATCAAGGCAGGTGTGTATGCATATAGATCTGAGCACAACCACCAGTACGTCTTCGTTGGCCGCATACCTGACGTTCGCACACTTATTCAGAGTAGTAGCAAAGTTTGGCGAGAAAGACCACGTGGTGGTGTAAAGATTATCAAGAATCGCAAGGTTGATGGTTATGGATATGTAACCACCAACGAAGAATATATGAAAGAATTTGTCTGGGTTAAATTACAAGCTCGAGCAATATAAGGAGAAACACATGGGTCTAGATATGTATGCGTATGCAGCCACACAGGCCAACGACAGTGCCACGCAAGGCAAATTGGTACAGCGTAAGATTGCATACTGGCGCAAGCATCCTAACCTGCACGGATGGATGCATCGACTGTGGGAACACAAAGGCTGTCCAAACGGCCATCCTGAAGATCAGTTCAATGGTACTGAACTAGAACTCACGTGGGAAGATCTTGAGGAACTTGAACGTGCAGTCACACACAAACAGTTGCCTGCTACGGGTGGATTCTTCTTTGGCAACAACAGTGACGATTATTATCGCGAACACGATTTGAAATTTGTGCGAGAAGCCAAAGCTGAAATATT